GGCGTCCTTTTCGGCTACTACCCCGCCCGCCGAGCCGCCCGCCTCGACCCAGTTGACGCCCTGCGGCATCAGTAGGTGCGGACATTGTATTGGAAAAGTACCCCCGGTGGGACTCGAACCCACAAGCAGTGTTTTTTACTGATCCTGAAAGTGGTTGCGACAGTTGGAATATGCCTACTGTCGCTTGCGTTTCTGTGCGGTCTTCCCAAATTTTCATCATCACTGCAAATCACTGGAAATCACTGGTGATAATTTAATCCTGCGCTCATTATGTGCTCACGATTATCGCCAGTGATTTACAGTGATGGACCGCTGCATGGCTGAAACCTGCGGTCCGGAGTCGTCTATGATCGCCGTATGACCACCGAGATCGACAGGGAATACCACCGCTACGGACAGAGGAGCCTGCTGCTGATGGAGACGCTCGACGCGATCTCGTCCTCCGGGCATGGAGCGGACGACGTGCTATGCGTCGGATCGGCCGACGGCGAATACCGGATCACATGGGAGCAGGCGCAGAGAGTGCTGGACGTGTCCTACCCCGACGACGGGGACGGCCCATACGTGGCCGAGGACCTGGTGGTCCGGTTCGGGGACGGCGGAGTGCTGGTGCGCAAGCCGGTCCCCGTCTCGGGAGGCAGCCTCGAGGAGTGGAGCTATGTAGCAGCAGGATCGAGCCAGGGGATCCCGTTCTCGTCCGTTGACGGAGAGTCGTTGGAACTGGCGAACCGATGATACGTTTTTCCGCAGCTGCCAGATGTAACTTTCGGGGTTGAAAATAGCAATGATGCGCGGAAACTGCATGTTTGCACGAAAGATGCAGCCCTATTGGATCTAATGAGTAACATTCGGGCGTAAAAATTTCCATTAGTAGGTTATCCGCGCATTTTTCGCACCATTTTCGTTATGCCGCGAAAATGATAATGCTTCGCGCTGTTTTCCGGATTGAATTGTGAAGGTTTTTGTGTTTGCCGCCTCACAGCTACGTGGATTGAAATAATATGTGGTGCATAACCGAATATGTCTGGACTGGTTTCAGTCCAGCGGATTGAAAAGTTGTGCGGTATATGCTGTAGGACGCAGAAAATCGCCCCCGCCTCCACTATGGAGATGAGGGCGATTTCGTATTTTCGAACCGTCAACTATGAGTTAAAGGTTCTGCTAGGCGGCGTGCTTGGGCCGGGCCGGATCGGGCAGGGCGGCGAGCTGGCTGCGCCTGGCGACGCTGAGCGGATTGTAGGCTGTGCCCAAAGCCGAGGCCACGAGCGCGGCGGCGGAGCCGATGAACGCGCCCACGTCCGGGTTGCCGAACGCGGTGAACCCGGCCGCCGTGATCGAGGCGGCCAGGCCGAGGATGTAGACCACGGTGCGAACCGTGGGGTTGAACGCGGGCGTGTAGCCGCCAGCTCCGAATCCGGTGCCGTCAGTCTCGCCGCCAGACTGCGCTTCGGTCTGCGTCGTTGGCTGCGCGGGCGCAGCGAGCTGCGCGAGGCCCTCGTCGGGCTTCGCAGTCTCTGCTGTCGTATCGGGTTCGCCTGCCAGCCGGCCCACCTCAGGGTCCTGCGCCGCTGTTTCCGTCGTGGTGTCGCTCATTTCTTCTCCTCTGCTCTCATGGTGATGGTGGTGGCGTCCAGCTTGGCCTTGACCGCGTCCCCTACCGCTTTGGCGATATCTGCTGGGTTGCTTCCCAGTGCCTTGGACAGGGCTTCGATGGCGGCGGCCTGCGCGGTGATGGTCGCGGTCATCTGGCGCACCCGGTTGTCGATGTAGCACACTCTCGTGTACAGGTCGCCCCTAGTGCCGTCCTTGGTGCCTCCGTCGTCGTTGCGCAGCAATGTCTTGACGAGCCTCGCGGTGTCGTTGTGCATCCAGCTCAGCCGCACCCACGCCAGCTGATTGGCCTTGTTGACCGTGCCCTGCGAGCCGATGGGATAGTTCCAGATGTCTCCTGCATTTGTCATGTCTGTGTCTCCTCCGTTGAGTAGTTGGTTGGCTTTGTTGATGATGTACGCCCAGTTCAGGCCGTTGGGGCACTGGTCCGGGCAGGCTGGATGCGTGTGCGGTGGCACCTCGCGGTGCAGGAACACGTTGACCCCGTGCACGAGCTTCCCCCACCCGTATCTGCGGGCGATGTCCGCGCACAATCGGGCCGACGCGTCCAGACAGGCCTGCGTACAGGGGATGAAGTCGAGTCCTCCCTCGTGCTCGATGCTGATGGTGCGGCAGTTGGAGTCGTACGACCCGTCCGCCCACGCGCCGTCGGCCTCGCTCACGTACTGGTCGATGCGCCCGTCCCCGCCGACCCCGTACGTGCTGGACGCCTGATAGCCGGCATTGGCGAAGATGGACGCGGTCCCGGCACGGTATCCGGCCATGATGTGCAGGGTGATTCTGTCCACCCCGTACCCGCTCCTGCCGTCGTAATGATTCGGCGACGGCACTTGTATGATGTTCACACGAAAACCTCCTAATTGTTTTCTGGTATGCGAAAGCCCCGCGGCCATGACGGCTATGGGGCTTGGGAATGATCGCGGGGCTACTGGCCGAGCTTGGGGAAGTCTGGGCGCATCGACTCGGGCAAGTGGGGCTTAGGGTGGGATTTGGTCCATGGGGCCTCGCCGGACTCGCACAAACCGTCCAGCCAGTGGAACAATTCGCGCAGATAGCGCGTTCGCTCCACATCCCGGTCCTCGAACTCGCGCTCCTCGGCCCTCAATCGGTCGTTGTCCTCGAACAGGGTCCGGAGCTTGGCGTCCTGCGCGTCGATCTCGTCCTGCATGGCTCTCTGCGCCGCGGCCAGCTCGTTGTACGCGTGCGCGAGGCTGGAGCGGCGCCCGGTCAGCGCGCTGATCAGGCCGGCGCACACCGTGCCGGCTATTATGCCCATCAGGCCGATCAGGGCGACGGTGATCGACGTGTCCAATCCAGCTATCCACGATGCCACCGGACCCTCCTTACTGCTGGGCTTGCTGGCTGGCGACGGTGACCACCTTCGTGACCGTCCTGAGCTGGTCGAGCGTGAGGGTCGAGGCGATGCCGGTGGCCACGTCCGTCAAAGTGACGTTCAGCCCGTCGGGCAGGCTGATGACGGCCATCAGGCCGGCCGGGTAGTCGCGCCACGTCTCGCCCGTGTCAGTCGCGCTCTCATACGTGAGGCCCAATCGGTGCAATTCGGCCTTGACGCTTTCGGCGGGCGGGCGCAGGTCGAGCACGCCGCCTGCGTCCGTCGTGGTGGTTGTGGTGTCTGTGGTTGCCATAGCGGCCTCCTGTTAGTTGGGTGGGTTGAGCAGCGGCATGGTGCCGCCGCTGAAGAAGCTCTCGTCGCCGCCGGCCTCGGTCAGTGTCAGCCGGTAGAACGCAGTGACCGCGCCCGCGCCTTGCTTTCCGCGCAGGATCACATTGAGGACGCCGTCCGATGGGATCGTTGCCGAGATGCGCAGCTGCTGATTGTTGGCCCATGACGGGCCATACGCGAGCAGATTGTTCGCGCTGTCTCTCAGTTCGATGAGCGGGCCGCGGAATACGTCCGCCTGGGATGCGAAGCCGCTGACCGCGAGGAATGCGACATTCTGTCCTGCCGGCAGATTATTCAGCGTCCACATCGCGTACGGGCCCATGGAATCGCTCAGGGCTTCCAGCGCGACGCCGGGGTATTGCGGATTGTTCCATGTTGTTACGGTGCCGTCCAGTGTCTGCGTGGGGGCGCGCACGCTGCCGTAGGCGGGGCTGGGCCACCAGTTGTGCCGTATGCCGCTCATCGCACGCCCCCTGCCAGGGCTAGGCCAGGGGCATCAGGTCCCCGTCGAAGAACGGGTTTGGCAGCGAGCCGGCATTGACCATGGCTCTCAGCTGCACGTAGTCGTCGGTCGTGTACATGCCTATAGCGGTCAGGGTGACCGGCCCGTTCTCCAATCCCAATCCCGGATTGGAGCCGGTGGCCCGGAGCGTTATCCATTGCGTGCCGGAATCCACCAGCGTGCCGGCCTTGGGGATCAGGGTCGAGGGCGAGTCCTGACTGACCTTGCACGCGAGGATCCGGCCGACCGGCACATTGGTGCCGCACGGGTACACGCTGCCGCCCGTCACGCCGTCCGCCATCGCATACGTCCACAGGCCGTCCGGCCTCTGCGACGCCGTGGCCTGCCATATGGCATGCGAGAGGAGCGCTTTGGGGTCGGCGCTTTGGTTCCTGATCATGCCGCCAGCCCCCAGAGAGCAGCGGCAGGATGAGGATCAGGGGAGCGTCTAGACGCCCCCCCGCCATGATTCCGGGCAGGGTGCTGCCGTCGAAGTAGTCGATGCCGTGGGATTGCAGCCACGCCCAGTCGGCGCTCGTAACGACCAGGAGACTGTTGTAGTAGTGCTGGTCCCCGTCGCTCTGGGAGCGCAGGTACAGCGTCACGGCGGACGGCAGGTATCCCTGCGCCAATAGGACGCCGCTTCTGCCTGTCGCCTGCAGGGCGCCGACCGCCATCTTCACGTTGCCCAACCCGGTCTTGGACGCGACCGAGAGCCGTATGGTCATCGGCGTGTTCGGCAGGTTGGCCAACGGTATCTGCACCGCAGCGTCCGAGCCGCAGTACATGCCGGGCGTCTGCGGTCTGGTGGCGTAGTTCCTAATCCACGGGCTATTCGCCATCATCAGCCTCCTCTTGGGGGATCAAAGCCTGCAATTGGCGCAATTGCACTGCTTGTATCGCGTTCTCGCGCGTCAGAGCGGCTATCTGCGCGGTCAGTTGGTCGATGACGCTGCTGGCATCCACGTTCATGGGATTCATTGTTTTCTCCTGTTCGTTTCCGTTCATCATCTGTCTCCTCGGCTGACGTCGACGAGTTTGTTTCTGAAATTCGTCGCGTAGTCGTCGAGCGTCTGCGCATGCTCTTCGAGCAGGCCGGGCAGCGGGTCTGGGGGCGCGGCCATGAGTCTCATGGCCATGGGCTTCGCCTGCCCGTCGGCGGGCGCGTCCACGCCGAGCAGCTGCCTCGCGTACGCCCGCCCGTCAGCGCACAACGCGCCCGACGCCTTGTACACTGGCACCATCCAGCTCGGCTGGTTCATGTCGTCCAATCGGTCTCTCGCGGCCTGCTCGTACGCGCTGGTCCACGCGTTCCTGCCGGTCGCATCGTCGATCACGCCCGGATCGTCCGCCGTTTCGAGCGCGTGCACGGTGCCCGCGTAGTCCAGTCCCAACAGCTCGCTGACCTCGCCTATCGTCTGCAGCGGCATGCAATGGCATGCCGTCTGCCCGCTCGCGGGATCGGTCTGCTCGCGAATGAGATTCCCGTCTCTTATCACGTAAGACACTGCCGTTTCCTTTCCCTTATGCTCTTCGCCAGCCGAACAGGCTGACGAAGACCGTGCCGCCGTACTGCCCGTAGCCAGTCACCTCTCCGCCGCTCGAACTGACGTAGCATGCGTGCACCTGGCAGTTCTGCGTTGGCGTATCGGCGGCGGCGACGATCGAATACCCGCCTGAGGGGGGAGGCGTGAACGAGAACTTCACGTTCGAATACCCGCCCGTGCCCGACCCGCCCGTCCAGCACAGCCAGTGCCGGGAGATGAACGTGGACGTGCCTCCGTCGGACCCGCCGAGCATGCCGCTCAAAAACAGGTATTTGCTGCTGGCGTCGCCGTATACGCCAACCTTGCTGTCGTTCAGCCCTGCGTAGAGGTCAAAGGTCTTCCCGGGACTGAACGAGATGCCGGTCCGAGGCACGTTGTCCGGTTGGGGGGAGTCGACGCCGATCATGAATCCAGTATTATCGCCTGAATATCCGGCGTATGCGGACTGCACGCCGTCAGCTCCGTACCAGCGGATATCGGTCGCGCCGCTCGACCCGGAGGATCGCGTGATCTCGAGGCGCTTGCCGCTCAGCCCGGTCTTGAACGTGCCTGTCAAGAGGTTGCTGCCGCCGGAGCCGTCAAGGTTGATGGTCTGGTTGCTGTCCGCGTCGAATCCAAGTAGCCCCCTGGAGTTCATGACCAGCCGTTGGCCGCTGGTCGCGCTCGTGGTTCTGAAGATCGATCCGCTGAACGTGTAGCCGACGAACTGGCCTGCGGCGACCAGATCGGAGGTGATGGACTGGGCCTTGATCTCACGCGCCGTGATCGCATTCGCCATGATCCTGTCGCCTGTGATGCTCGCCGCGACGATCTTGCTCGCGTTGACGCTGTTGGCGGCGAGCTTGTCCGTGGTGATCGCCCCTGACACGATGTGCCCCGCCCACACCGAGTTAGCGGCCAGTTCGTCGGCACCGATCGAGTCAGTGGCGATCTGTGCTGCCGTGATCGTGTTGGCCGCTATCTTCGAAGCGTTCACCGCGTTGGCGGCGAGCTTGTCCGTGGTGATCGCCCCGGACACGATCTTGCCGGCCGTTACCGCGTTGGCGGCCAGGCTGTCCGACGTGACAGCGCCCGCCACGATCTCCGACGTGTTCACGCTGTTGGCGGCGAGGTTACCAGCGACGATGGTGTTGGCCGCGATCTCATTCGATGTGATCGACCCGGCAACGATCTTCGACGCGTTCACCGAGTTGACTGCGAGCTTGTCGACCGTGACCGCGCCGGCGGCGATCTTTCCGGCGATGATGCTGGACGCGGCCATCTGGTCGGACGTGATCGACAGGGCCTTGATCTCCCGGGCGGTGACCGCGTCTACGGCTATCTTTCCCGCCACTACCGCGTTGGCCGCGATCTGCCCGCTCGTGATGCTCAACGCCACGAGCCGGTCGGCCGTCACCGACCCGGCGATCAGACTGCCGCCCCTGATGGTGTTGGCGGCGACCAGGTCGCCGGTGATCGTGCCGAGCGCCATAATGTTCGAAGCGACCATGTTGCACTGGTTCCACGAGGTCCCGTCCCACACCGACACGTCGATGATCCTGGACGTCAGGGGCACCAATACGGACGTCGAGTTGTTCGGCTCGCCCTCCCAGTACGTGTAGAAATCAACCAAGAGGGACGTCGAGTTGTTCGCCTCGCCCTCCCATCTGGTCCAGTATTTCTGGGTGCGCTGCCACGAGTCGCCCTGGTGCACGGTCGCGTTCGGCATGGTCGAGGGGTCGTCGGGGCCGACGAACACCGAATGCATGCCGTCCAGGCTCGTTCCGACCGAGTTGGCCTTGTCCAAAGCGGACTGCGCCTTGCCGGAGGCGGCCGAGATGTTCGCGTTGGCCGTCTGGATCGCGCCCGAATTCGACGCGATGTCGCTCTTGGCCTTCGTCAGGTCGGACTGCGCTGCGGACAGCTTGGTGTTGGCCGCGGCCAGTCCGTCCGTGGTCTGCTGGCTTTGGCTCTTGACCGTATTCAATGTCTGGTTGGTCTGCGAGAGCGTCGCGTTCACGCCGCTGATGGCCGTGCTGTTGGATTGGATATCGCTCTGGGCCTGAGTCAGCTTCGTGTTCGCGGTCGATATGGCGCTCGTGTTCGCGCTGATCTTCGTATTCGCGGTCGCGATGTCCGTTTTGGCCTGGCTGATATCGGTTTTCGCCGCGTTCAGGGCGCTCGTGTTGGCGTCCAGGTCGCTGCGGGCCGTGGTCAGTTTCGAATCGAGCTGCGTGAGCGTGGTTTTGTTGGCGGCGATGTCCTTGCGGGCCTGCGTCATGGCGGCGTCGTTGTCGGAGAGATCCTTGTTGATCTGCGCGATCTCCTCGGGAGTGACCGCGGAGGCGACCGTGACGCTCGCGCCCGTGGACCAGTCGGACTTGTTGCCCGAATGGTCCACGGAGCGCAGGGCGAACCATGCGGTGGACTGCACGGGCAGGCCGGTGACGATGCAGTGCCCGTCGCCCATCACCAGATCCAGGTACGCCCACTGGCCGTCGACCGTGGAGTATCCGACCTCGCAATGGTCGAAATCCGATTCCATGCTCCCGCCGGACGACGTCCTGCCGTCCCAGCGCAGGTCCACCACGGCCAGCCTGGATGCGAGGATCGGTTTGGAGGGCACGGATGGCGGGGTCACGTCCGCGGCGATCAGGGCCACGACCGGATCGCACCACGCGCCGGGCTGGTCCGAATAGGTCGGCGTCGCCCGCACGCGGAACTCGTACCTCGTGCCGCATTCGAGCGGGCCGACGCCCAATGCGGTCACGCTCGCGTCGCTCGATCCGCCGGACAGCCATGGCGCTCCAGCGATGCTCTTGCGGTATCCCACCTGGTAGCCGCTGATGTCGATCGCCGTATTGTCCGTGGCCTGCGTTACCTGCGCCCACTGCAATGACGCCAGCCCGCGAGCGTTGCCGGCCGAGTCGATGTACGCGCTCGACGCCACTACCAGACCGGCCGGGGACTTCGCCACGCGATGGTCATGCTCCGGAGCGGGGCGCCCGCCCTCGGATCCGGCGAGGCTCGCGCCTCCGGTGATGCCGTTGACCTTGCGGGCCTGTCGCACGCTGGCGTCGTAGAATTTGTCGTTGAGCGTGATCGATGCTTTGAGCCCGTCGGAGTCCAGGCTGATGTTGATCTGCTGGATCCGGACCTTCTCGCCGTGCGCCACGGTGGGCGCGGTGATCCAGTCGCCGGGATGGTAGTCCAGCAGCGGCAGCGTGCTCGCGCCCGATACGAGCAGGGTGCGCGTGTACTGGCCTCGGACTCGCGCGGCGGACTGCAGCGTCGATTGCATGAATGCCTGGGCGGTCGCGGGATCCGACACTCCGCCCTGGGAGACGTAGGACTCCCATTTTCCCCACGGGGTCGGCGCGGCCGGGTTGGACTGGCGGAAGATCAGCCCGTTGTCGCCCTCCACGAGGATGTCGCTGGCGACCTCCTCGATGCTCTCCTCCTCGGGCGCTTCGAGCACGTCGCGGCGCAGTCCGACGCGCGTCGCGGCTGACAGGTCGCGGCATAATGCCGGGCTGTCGGCGTTGTACACGTTCAGGACGCGCCCCCGTGTGCGCCAGTCGATGGCGTTGCCGCCCACCATGCTCTGCAGCATCGAGGACAATGGCGTGCCCAGCGAATAATAGAGCGTGTACACGCTCTCCCACGCGACGCCGGCGGAGTCCTTGCCGGTGTCGAATCCCCTGGCCAGCGTGTTCGCCGCTCCGCCCCGGACTTGGTTCTCGTCCATGATGGTGCCGAGTATCGTGCCCGGGTTCGAGCTGAGGAACGCCCGCTTGCCTTTGTTGTCGCCGTCCGCGAGCAGGTGGCTGGCGTCGTTGTTCAGGATGCGGGTCGAGAGCCAGGCCAACGGCTGCAGGGTGAGCGTCACCGTGTCGGTCGCGTCCTGCGCGTCGCGGGAGCGCTTGGTCAGCAGGAACCGGCAGTTGTCCGGCTCGATCCAAGAGCCGCCCATCGTGGAGATCTCCACGGCGATCTCGAGGCCCTGCTCCAGTCCTCGTTTGAGGATGCCGCCGCCGACGGCGTTGCGCGAGTAGCTCATGCGCATCGAGGACATGTCGTCGTGCGTCACCTGCATGTCGAACGAGAGCGGCTTGGGCAATGGGCTGATTCTCGCGCCGTTCGGCTCGTAGGCCACCAGTCGGGCGCGAAGGGTCTTGGACATGATGCCTCCTTGCAGGGAATCGGTGAGCCGGATGGAAGGGATCACCACCAGGAGCGGCGCACGTGCGCGGTTATCGGCTCGGATGATCCCGTGATGTCGACGTCGAGCCGGTAGGAGCCGTCCACGGGGTTGGGCCAGCATTCCAACGGCCCGTCGGGAGGCCAGTCCACGCCGTTGGACGCGTCCGGGGATGCGGGCGTCCATGCGCTCGTGGAGGCGGACCGCCATGCGGACTGCGCTGCCGCGTCCACGTACAGGTAGCGGCTCGCGTCGGCTACGCCGATCCATGTGATGCCGGTCCCGGAGACTGGGTCCGTGACACTCGCCGCCGTGACGCCCTTGGGCAGTCTGAGCAGCAGGTCGGGAATTGGGGCGTCGCCGTCTGGCGGGTACGATGACGGCGCGGGGAACAGCGCGCCGCCTGCGTTGGCCAGCTGCACGTCAGCCATCGTCGGCTTGCGCCACCACACGCCGGGGATCGCGAACACGGCCGTGAACGGCGCGACCCTGCCCAATGCGGTGCCGCCGTCGTCGGCCTGCAGGCTCGACAGTTCCGCTTCGGCCTGCTGGCTTATCCCATTCACGACCCGGGTGATGACCGGGTAAGGTGACGCGCACAGGCGGGCTATGCGGCTCGAGTCCGCTCCCGTCGAATCCGGCCCCCACGGGGTGACCTTGAGCGTGAGCTCGCGCTCCGAGAACACGGGGTTGAGCATGGACTTGACGCTGCCGTGCGAGCCGGGCACCTGCACGGGCGAGCGGGCCACGCTGATGCCCGCCATGACGCCCGAGCCGAGCGTCACCGCGCAATGCTCAGAATCCAACGGCACGCCGTCGATCGCGTACTGCAGTCCCATAGCATCCCCTTAGATTCCGAGAGCGGCCCTGTCCAGGTCGCCGCTGGTCTTGAGCGGCCACGGCTGGGCGACCGGATTGTTCACCGTCTGCTTGATGTACGTGTTTCCTCCCAGAAGTCCGGCTTTGCCGGAGCCGGACGGATCGTACGGGTACGCGCTGGATCCGGGGTTGAATCCCAGTTGGTCGGTCAGCGAGCTCATGCTGCGCACGCTCGCCCGAACGGTCTTGAGGCTGTCGTCGATGCCCAGGGCCATTCCCCGGCCCACCATGACTCCCACCTCGTTGCGGAACAGCTTGGATGGCGAATGGATGCCGAGCACGCCCTTCGCCCACCCCAGCACGCTGCTGCCCATGCTGGTGATCTTGTCCTTGAGCCAGCCGAACGCTCCGCCGATGCCGTTGATCAGGCCTTGGATGATGTTCTTGCCGACGTCGACCAGCCATGATCCGGCTCCCTGCAGCGCGCCCATGACGACGCCGTAGATGCGCCCCGCGACGCCTCCTATGGCGCCGACCGCGCGTGAGGCAGCGCCGATCATGCTGTTCCACACTCCGGAGAAGAATCCGGAGATGGAGGACCATACGGAGTTCCACACGTTCCTGATGCCATTGACCGCTCCTAAGATGATCGCTCCCACGCGGGCCGCTATCGGTCCGATGAAGCCGACGATCCCGTTCCAGATGCCGGAGAAGAAGCCGCTGACCGCTCTCCACGCCGCGTTCCACGTGGACTGTATGAAGGCGAGCGCCGCCGAGATCGCGTCCGACACCGTTTGGATGATCGGAGCGAGGAACGCGACGATCCCGTTCCAGATATCAGCGAAGAACGTCGAGACAGCCGTCCACGCCGTGCTCCACACGCCCGAGATGAACGCGAGCGCTGTGTTGATGATGCTGGTGATCGTGTTCCATACGGTGGTGGTTACGGTGGTGATGGCGTTCCAGATGGTGACGAATATTGCTGCTATCACGATCAGGACGTTGGTGATGATGGTTTTGATGGTGTCGAAGTGTTGGATGACGAAGTTGACGAGTCCTGCGATGGGGTTGATGAAGAACAGGATCGCCTGTCCCCACCCGGACTGGAGGAACTTGCCGATGGCGGTGATGACGGTGGTGAATATGGTGGTGATGTTGTTCCATAAGTTCTGGAACCATCCGACTATTCCCTGCCATGCGTTCCGTATCCCGTTGACTGCGGCGGAGAAGATCCCGGTGATGCCGTTCCATATGCCGGTGAAGAATCCGGGCATGGCGTTCCACACGTTCTGGAGCCATCCGGTGAACGCGGCCCATGCTTTCCTGCCGGCCTCGGTCTGGGTGAAGAACCAGACGAGCGCGCCGACCACTGCCGTGATGGCGACGATGATCGCGCCGATGGGGTTGGCTGCGATGACCGCTCCCAGCGCCCGCCATACCGTGGAGGTCATGGTGGTGATGGCGTTCCATGCGGATTGGGCGTTCTTCACTAGGCTCATGCCTCCGGCCATGCTTTTCAATGCCGGGCCGATGCCGCCGAGTTCGGGGACGATCGTGATGAACTTGATGACCCCGTTGGCCGCGCCGGTGATGCCCGTCAATGCTTTCGGAATGTCGGCGAGCATGCCGCTGACCTTGCCGATGCCTTTGCTGGCGAGCACAAACCCGCCGATGCCCGCGGCTAGGGGTGCGAGCCAGTTGGCGTTCTTGTTCACGAAGCCGATCAGGCCTGTCATGATCTTCACGACGCCGGTGATGGCGTTGATGATGGGCGGGATGAGGCCTCGCAGATTCCATAGCATCGTGCCGAACGTGCTCATGCCGGTGCCGGCTCTGATGAAGTCGAGCACGGCTTGGCCGAGGCGTCCCAGCGCGGAGATGATGTCCTGCACGGTCCTGTCCTGTTTCAATGCCGTGAAGAATCTGCCGATCGCGGGCAGCGCGTTCTCCAGCCCCTTCTGCAGCGAGGAGCCGATCTTCTGCATGATCGGCGACGCGGCCGCGGTGAACGAGTCGATGAGCGGTATCGCCTGGTTGAATAGGCCGCGCAATCCGTTGAGGATCGGCGTGGCCAGAGTCTCGCCTGTACGGCTCAATGCGGCCTTCACGTTGTCCCACGCGCCCGCGAACGTCTTGCCTGCGGACAATGCCGCCCCGCCCAACCCCTCCTGCATCGCGTCGGCGAACGTCTGGAAGTCGATCTTGCCTTTGGAGACCATGTCGCTGATCTCGCCGCTGGTCTTGCCCAGGTGCTTGCCGAGGAACTGCAGGACGGGCACGCCCGAACTCATGAGCTGGAGCATGTCGTCGCCCTGCAGCTTGCCTCGCGCGGCCACGGATCCGAAGATCGCGCCCACGTCGGTCAGCGAGCGCCCTGAGATCTGCGCGGTGTCGGCCACGGTTTTGAGGACGTTGGTCAGCTGGCTGCCTTGGGTGACTCCTGATGCGGAGAGGCTGGCGGCCACGGTTGCGGCGTCGCCCAGGCCGAACGCGGTGCCTTTGACGCTGGCCAGTGCGTCGTTCATGATTTCGCGCACGCTGTCGGTGCTGTGGCCGAGGCCTTTGAGTTTGGCTTGGGCGTTTTCGATGTTCAGGGCGCGGCTGAATCCGCCTTTGGCGGCGAGCGCTACGATGCCTCCGGCGACGGTGCTGACTGCTCCCGTGCCGATTTTGCCGATTTTGCCGAATGCGCCGCCGAGGCGGGCGAGGATGCTTTTGCTTCCTGTTTTGCCGGCGTTGTCGATCGATGGGCTGATTTGGCCTTCGATGGTTTTGCCGAAGCCTTTGCCGCTGGGCTGGACTTGGACGTAGACGGTTCCGACATCCTGTGCCATGAGAGTTTCCCTTTATGGTGCGCTCCCGTGGCGGCGGGTGCGTCATTGTTCGTCTGGCGTGATCTGTTCGCCCCAGATTTCCTTGAAGTGCCTGCGGCGTTTCTTCCATGCTGCGTCGTGGATGGCTGGTGTGGGCACGGGGCGCAGGATGTCCTGTTTGGGGTCCGTCCATGGCAGGTAGTCCTCTTTGCCTTCGCGTTTGGGCATGAGGGTCCAGATGGCGCGTTCGGTGGGGCTGGGCACATATGACCATCCCGCGAGCGCCGCGTAGCTGTGGCTGCTTTTGTCGCGCAGGATCTCGGCCGCGTACTGCCACATGGCCCAGTAGCCGATGTTGGATCGCGCTTGCTGGTCTTTGGCCCACGTCGTCCAGTCGAGCGGATGCCATTCGATGTTCAGGCGGCTTTTGAGGTCATAGAGGATGGCTGCGCGGTGCTCGGCCCATAGGCTGGCTAGGAGAGCGCTTTTGGGTCTATGCCTGACTGGTCCGCCCATGCCTTGACGGTGCCGACGAGCCATTCCATCGCGTGCCCGGTCTTGCGCAGCACGTTCCAGAAGTTGGGTTGCATACTTTGGAAGTAGGCGAGGAAGACGCTCATCGCGGCGGCGTTCTCTTCGTCGGACAGGACGAGTTTGCTTTTGATCATGAGCACGACCTGGACGAGTTCGATGGGCAGGTCGGTGCTCTTAAGATTGGGCAGGTCGAGTTTGACGCCGTTGACCGACAGGTGCACGTCGGGGTAGTCGTCGCCAGTCTCGGGCAGGTCGATGCGCACTGCTTGGTATTCGTCGCTCATGTGAGAGCCTCCTGAATGTAAAAATGTTTGCGGCGGCATGGTGGGGAAGAAGTGGGTTCCCTCCCGGCTGCGGGCCGCCACCCGGGCCGGGAGGGAAGAATAGGGGATCAGGCCTTGACGAAGTCCTTGGCCAGGCCCCATGCCTTGAACATGACGTCGTTGTCCTTGAGGAACTTGAACGTCATGTTGGGGGTGACCTGCTCCTCGTACTTGAGGTTCAGGTCGTCGCGGTCGCCGACCTTCGCCTTGGGAGCGTAGATCAGGATCTTGTGGTCGTCTTGGTCCAGGGCGCGGATGACTGCATGCCATTTCTTCGACGTGCTGGCCTTGGAGACGGTGATCGAGCCGTCCGCGGGGTCCACGTCCGCGTCGAAGTAGGCGCTCACGGTGGTCTTTCTCATCTCGATGCCGGGGAACTGGAACGTCCAGAAGCCGGGCGCGCTCTCGGAGTACACGATGTCGCCGTTGTGCGCGGTGATGGTCGTCTCGTCGCCCGGCTCGGGGTGCAGCACGCTGCCGTCCTCGGAAGAGTATCCCAATGGGGTCGTGCTGGCGGGGGGCGTCCAGTCGATGCCAGTAGGCGCGGTGAACGTGCTCACGTCGTAGGGGATGAGGAACAGCTCGTACTGCTTAATGAGCGCGATCAGGGCGGCATTGTTGTCGGATTGCGCGAAATTGTCGTTTGCCATGGCAAACACCTTTCAAAATAAAATGGTCTGATCTGGCATGTGGCGGCATGCGATGATTATTCGGTCGTCTTCACGGTCAGCAGGAGGATCGCGTACGCGTAGACCAGTTGGTCGTCCGTGACGCGCATCGGCCCGGATTCCAAGCCGACGCTGATCACCGGGCCCGTGGCCCCGCCCGACGTGAGCTCGGAGATGATCAGCCCGGCCAGCCGCTGCGAGCCGGTGACGTCGCCCGAACTGTCGGGCAGACGGACGATCACGCTCACGCGCAGCCGCACGTACTGGCTGATCGGCGTGCACATGCCCTGCGGCTCGCCCACGATCACGCACTCCTTCGCGGGATTGCCGCGCGATCTCAGCGATCCGAACTCGACGTCCGGGAATTCTGCTCGCAGCAGGCTCAGGAGCGTTGGTTCGACGCGCTGCGGGTGCACCGGCGGGTTCATACGCGCACCATGCCGAGCATCTGGGTGAGCACGCCGTGCCGGGCCTCCACCGCCGCGGGGGCGGTGGCGACCACGTTGCCGTGCGTGCGGTCATGGTTGCGGTACACCGTGATCACCTTGTGCGCTTCGCCCATGCCTTCCATCTGCTCCTGCACGTCGTCCAGCAGCGTCCTGTTGTCCAGTATCTGCTCGCGGAAATTCGAGCGGTTGATGATGAACTTGACATTGCCCATGCCTATGCCTCCTTGAGCGAGACGTTGACCACGTCGCCGATATGGTTTCCGGCCGTGTCGAGCCACACGCCCACGACGCCCTGCACTGGGGTGCGTTTGCCGCGCACTTCGATCACGTCCGTGTCCAGGATGCCTGTAGGCTCTTGGCCGCGGATGTAGATCGTGTGGTCGAATATGACGCTCTCTCCATCCGTTCCCGTGCTCGTGGGCACCATGGCAGGGGCTACGAGGGCCGGGAACGAATCGACGAGCGCGAGCGCGCCGCGGACGGGGTTGCCGTCCTCGTCATATGATTCTGCGGGACGGTAGACGCTGACCTGCTCCACTACCGGACTCCGATCATCTGGACGCTGAACGCATGGTGGATGCCGATGCCGAGGTCCTTGCGGTCCTCGGCGGTCAGGTACAGGCTGCCGTCCGGGTTGCTCCACGTGTACCCGTTGACGAACGGCCCGGTGGATTCGCTGGACTGGGTGACCCCTGCGGGCATGCCGCTCTCCTGCTGCTGCAAGGCGCGTTTGACCATGCCGCAGCACACGCGCGTCAGCGTCCGGGAGTGGGCTTTCGTCCATTGGGGGTCGTTGGCTTTGGGGGCCTGCTGGCGTATCTTGTCGCTCGCGTCGGCGAGCAGCTCGTCCGCCTGCGTCTGCTCGTCCGCCAGCAGCGTGTGCCAGCGGAGTTCGAGGTCAGTGTGCGTGGCGAACGGTTCTGGCTCGCTCATGACGGCCTCCCTACAGTATGGCCACGGTCTGCTCGCCGGTGTCGATGTCGCGCTGCACGCGCACGCGCGTCCCGTCGGGGCGCGTAGCCTCGTAGGTCTCCGTGCGGTGCGGGCCGGCCGGTTCGGCAGTGCCGGGAGCTTGTTCGGGCGCTTCCGGCTCGGCTTGCGGCTCGGCTTGCGGCTCGTCGAGGATGTCGGTTGCGACCTCGTCGGCCGAGGACTTGGCTGCTTTCGCGCTAGGCATTGATCACTCCCTTCAGGCGGGCTGCTGCCTTGCCGCCGAACACGCCGACGCCGCAGTAGAACTCGATGCGGGTGCGGTAGGCGGGCTTCTCCTGCAGCTGGCCGAGATCCTGCACTGCGACTCCGCCATTGGTGAGCCCGGTCACGGCCTGATCGCCTTCGGAGCTGCCGTACTTGACGGCGTAGATGCTCGACGTGTTCGACGCGGTGCCCTGCGTCTCGTTCTGCGCGAGGATCTGCGTGCCGTCCGGGTTCAGGCCCGCCGGCAGGATCGGGATCCCGTTCCACTGGATCGTGCGCTTGCCTGCCACGTCCTGCATGAGCACGGTGTCATAGCTCACGTGGCGCAGGGCGCTGCCGATCTTGCGGATGACCATGCTGTTCGCGTAGATCGCGCCGTTCTGTCCGGTGATGCCGGGCACTGCGGCCAGCAGGTCGTCAAGCGCGTCGAGGAACGCGTGGATGTCCGCGTTCGAGGACGTGTCGCCCACGATGGGAGCGCCGTTCGCGCCGGCGTCGATCACCTGATTGCCGATGAGCCGCTTGTGCAGGCCGTCGAACGAGAGCGGGTCGATGGCCGCGTCGCCGTTGAAGAACGCGTCCTGGAACTTGTAGCTCAGCGCCTTGGTCTTCAATGCGGTCTGTTCGGCGCGCTGGTCGTTCAGATTGCTGCGGGTCTGCTGGATGAAGCGGTCCACGTCCGCGTCGCCGCCCAAAATGAACAGCTTCTCGCTCTTCTGGTTGACGGTGCCGGTGGATTCGGAGTACGCGGCGTTCACTGCGCGGAATTCGACGCCGGGCAGCGTCGCCTCCTCGTTGTACGCGTACGAGTTTCCCTCGATGTCCATGAATGGGATGCGGTCGAGGATGGGGCTTTCCTGCACGAACGTTTCGAGCACGCCGCGCTGCAGGCTGTCCTGGGATAGTTTGGCCGATTCGGCCAGTGTCAGAGCCATGATGGCTCTCCTTTCATTGGGGTTGGTTTAGTTGGAGTAGGCGTCGCGCAGCATGTCCATCGCCGACGCGCCCTTCTCTGGCGGTCGGTGGGACCTTTCAGGCAGTGCGCGGGCTGCTCCGGTCGGCTTGTTGGATTCCATCAGCTTGGCGATCGCCGCAGCATGCTCCTTGAGCGTCTTCTCGTCGGATCCGTCGAGCATGGAGACCACGCTGGCGTCAAGCCCGGTCTCCTTGGCGATCGCATCGGTCAGCTCGCGCCGGGTCTGGTCGGCTTTGAGCTGGTCGCGTTCCTTATTGGATGCTTCGAGTTGTTCTCTGAGCTTTTCCGCCTCCGATTTGGATTCGTCCTGGGCCTTGTCGTATTTCTCGGCCTTGGCCTTGAGGTCGTCGTAGTCGGCGTATTTCGCTTCGATCTCCGCCGCACGCTTGGACAGGGCATGGCTGAATTCCTTGGACGTGTCCTTCGGCGCATCCTCGGATTCCGGCTTGGCACCTGCTGGCTCCTGCGAGCCGGATCCTTCGCCTGCCGGTGCTTCGATGAGCATGGCGTGGCGCAGGCGCATGGCGTTGAATCGATTGGTGAACATGATGGCTCCTTGCTGTTGATGGACGTGCGATTAGCGACGCGGCGCACGGGATCCGCAGAAGTGGTGGATGCAGGATTCGGACCTGCGCAGCAATTGCAGCCGGTTTACAGCCGGTTCCCTTTGACCGCTTGGGTAATCCACCTGAAGTTGTTTTATTACTCCCCACATGGCTCTGGATATAAAGTGGGGAGTATTTGGGGAGTATTCAAAACCCTTATGGGAGTAGGGGTGCGATTTCTCCCCGATTACTCCCCACTTGTATGCACGGGACTGTTGGGGAGTAATCAGGGGTGTTCGTTTTCCGAGATATGAAAAAACCACCCGGAATGGGTGGTTTCATGAATGTGTAGCGGGCGCAGGTTATGCGCTATGTTGAGCTAGATATTCGTCGAGGAGCGGCTTATGCTCTTCCTTGTCTTCGTCTGGAAGCAGCGCATAGGATTCGAGTAGCAGATCCCTTGGTACGTCTGCATGGTATTCGAGCAGATCATTGATGAACCAGCTCAGAGCCTGCATCTCCTCGCCGCAGGCCACGTCGATGTCGAAGTTTTCTACGTTTTCGCTGGGGACTTTCGAACCGTATTGCTTCAGTCTGCCGTATGCTGCTGCCGCTTGCGCATCTGTTGCCATATTCGTCCCCTTTCCTGCTCAGTCAGCGGATATGCCGTGTGGACTGCGTATCGCCCATGAGTGCTGCGTTTCTTCTGCAACCATACGCGGATAATCTGTCCATCGATATCTAGATATCTGTAATCGCGAGCGCCGTCTTTTGCTGCGCTCTCGTAATCCGGGTTGGCGACTGCTTCCTTTACCGCATACTGTACACGTTTTTCGCTCCATTCATCAGGGAAATGGGTTTTGTTGTTGACACGGGTTCCGGGGCCATGATTTTCCATGATATGGTTCCAGTTGGTTTTCCGTGGCTGTATAACGTCATCGGGCCATGGCTTGGACAGCTCGTACAGACCGTCCTTGGTTTCCTCGGGATACAGGCGGCGCAACCGCTGGAGTGCCTGCTTGTAGTCGCCGTCACCGGGCTTGGCCTTGTTCCACATGTCGAGGTATTTGCCGGGGTCGTATCCGGCGAGCGTCTGCTTGCCCCAGCTGGGCACGATGGCGCAGTCGCAGTCCGGGTGGAACAGGTTGTGCAGTCCGGCGCTTTCCTCGCTCAGGTAGGCGAAGCCTCGTGAGGCGAGCATGAGACAGAATGCGCAGGTGACCGCGCCTTTCGGGACTCTCGCCCATCGTGGATTGGTGGGGTCCATGCGCATGTTCCGCATGGCGGTGAGCCGGGTGGACGCCTGGATCATCTCGGCGATGAACTGCTGCGCGTCGTCCACGTTCTTCATGTCGGGCCACAGGTCGTCGATGGTTGCCCCGGCTCGCGAGCGCCCTTCCTTGACCTGCTGGTAGGTGAGCCCGTTGTAGTCAGTGTTGGAGAATCCGCCCTGCACCTGCCATAGGACTCGGTCGGGGTCGATCGGGTAGTTGGTTTCGACGTCGGGGAATGGCTGGCCTGAGTATTCCTCCCACAGGGCGCGTGTCTGCGTGTAGTAGTCGTCGGCGAGCTGGCTGGCGTCCCGCGTGTATTCCTGCACCAGCTCTTTGATGTCGAGGTCGTCTTGGCTGAGCGCGGTCTCCATCGCGTCGGTGGCCGCGTCGGTCAGGTTGTCGAGGTCGTCGCGGTAGTTCCTGTGCGCCTGGTCGAGGAGCTTCTGCAGCTCCTTGTGCTGTTCGGGAGGCAGATGCAGGTCATTGAGATCCATGTGCTGCCTCCTATGGATTTACTGCTGTGGTGGCGCTGGCGCGGTCGTGCTGGCGGGATTGTCCGCTGTGCCGTCTGGCTGGGTTTCCGGCGGCGGGTTGAGGGTTTTCGTTTTGATCGCGTCGACGAGCTGCTGCGAGCGCTGGCGTTTCTGTTCGGCGCGCAGGATGCGTCGCTGCTGGTCGCTCAGGTCGATCAGGTCGTAGGTCACGTCGCTGTCGGGGGGGAGGATGCCGCCTTGCACGAGTTTGAGCGCGAGGTCGGCGGAGGCGGATTTGCTGGGCGTGGAGGGGTTGCGCCATTGGGCGCGTATCCCGGTGTCCCCGTTCTTTCTGGCTGCTGTCAGGGCGTGGGCGATGACGTTCTGCCAGGGTTTGGCGAACCAGTTCTGGCATTCCTCGGCTAGCAGGCACAGCTCCTTGTTCGCTTTGTCGATCGCGTCGGCGCTGGATGGGTTGGAGGTGAGCACGCCCATCGCGTCTGGGGTCATGCTGGTGGCTGAGGCGAACATGGTCGCGGTCTGCCGCAGCTGGGCGAGGTGAGGTTCGAAGGACGCCTGCTGGAATTGGCCGACGGTGGGTTTCTCCCCGTCGCTGTTGGAGGGCAGTGCGAGCACCTGGTCGAGCATGATCTTCCACATGGGCTGCGGGTTGCCGTTCTCGTCGGCGAACATGTCGTCGGTGACGCCGAGGAAGTATCGTCCCGGCACCGAGTACAGCTCGGCTTGGATCTCGCCGCGCAGGAACGTGCGCACGGCCGAGTCGGTCAGGCTCATCACGGTTCTGTCGATTCGCGAGCGCCCGAATGGGCGGGTCGCGTCGGGCTTGAACGCGAACAGCTCGCAGGGGATGTTCCCGTCTTTCACCGGGTCTCGCTGGGCGGAGTGCCAGCCGTTGTCCGGGATGATGCCGATGGTTTCCTCGCTGGTCATGAGATAGATGCCGGTGACGGTGTCTCCATCATCGTCGGTATCGAACAGAAGCGCGGTCTTGAGCCTTTTGCGCCTCTTGTCCCATTCGCCGGTTGCGGTGTCGGCCGTGAACTCCTGGATGATGGCATCAGGCTCGCCTGCGCTCTTATTCCCCGTGAGTACTGCGACGAAGCTGCATGAGTGGGTGAACGCGTCGGCGTGCACGGACTGCGCCATCTGGATGAGGTCGTTCTGGTCCATGATCGTGTCGACGCTGTCGGGCAGCGCGCTGCCGTCCTGCATGATCATGCCGTCCAGGCGCACGCGGTTCGCGAGCGCTTCGATGGCTTTTTCGGGCCAGCCGATGACGATATCGATGTCCTTGGCTATTGGCGGCAGGCTGTAGCCGATGTCGTGCAGCTGGTTGCGGCCGTTCCTGTATTGGGAGCGCAGCTGGTTGCGGCGTCGTTTGTCGTACAGGCGTTTGAGCAGCCGCCGGTAGAGCTGCTGTTCATTGTTGGACAGGCCGCTGATGGTTGCGGGGAATGTGATCATCGCAGCTGCACCATCCTTCTTTTCTCTCCGGGGCGTCGTTTCGTGGTCATGGTGCCGTACAGGGCGAGCGTGGCGGCCACGAGGGGGCTGATGTCCACGTCGGAGCCGAGCTTGTTCCACCCGTAGGCGCCGCCTGAGCCGATGGGGCGCAATGTGCATCCGCTGACGGCGATGTCCAATGGCCTCTGCCCGTCGAGGTGCTTGAGCTTGCCGTCGCGCAGCAGGTCCTGGAACATTCCCACAGCCCTTCCCATGTCGGCGGCGTTGGTGGTGGTGACGCGCACGTGCCTGGCTTTGAGATCGGGCAGGAGCACGGCGGCCGGGGATTGCGCGTCGATGACGACGCTGGCGAGGCGCGGCCAGCGTTCCGCTATCCAGTCGACGGCCCACGCGGTGCCATGCGACTGAGTGGACATGAACCGGGCGAGCTCGATGTGAGCGGTATGGTCCGCGTATCCCATGCATGCGCCGATGGCGAGGCTGGAACGGTCCGGGGGCATGTCCACGCCCATGCCGATCCATCCGCCCGGACGGCGCTGCGGGAGCGCGGATGCCGCCCAGCATTCGGGGTCTATGGCGCTGCGCGCGGACATGTCGTTCCAGACGCCCAATGCCTCGCGGCGGAACGAATCCTCGGGCATGAGTGTCCTGAGCCGTTGGATGGCGGTGTCGGACGTGCGCTTGGGATAGCTGGGGTTCGCCTTGGCCCACTGCTCGCGGTCGTCGGGATCCGCGTCCCGGTCGGCCGACAGCTCCACGTACACCATGCCGTCCACGCCGGAGAGCGCGGAGATGCGCTTGCCCTCGAATACCTCGCACGGATCACCGGGCTTGGGCGGATTGCCCAAGAACACGATGAGTGGGTCGGGAGCAGTATTCACCGTGGGCAGCATGTTGTCCAGAGCGCGTTCGGTCAGGATTTGCGCCTCGTCGAGGATGAGCGCGTCCACGCCGTGCAATCCTCGGCCGAACCCGTTCTCACGAGCGCCGAACATGATGCGCGAGCCGTTGCGGAAGATGATCTCCTGCTGTCCGTTGGCGCGCCGTATGCGGTCCACGTGCCGGCTGAGCAGCCTGTTGCGCGCCAGATCGCACAGGTCGGCGAATGTCTCGTCCGAGGTGCGCGTGTGATGCGCCGTCCACATGGTCTTGAAGCCGGGGATGAGGATGCTCAGGATGAACAGGCAGGTCGCGATGGTGAACGTTTTGCCCGTCTGCCTGCAGGAGGAGACGACCGTGCCGCCCTCGGCGCACGCATACCTTCCATCTGAGCGCTTGGCGAGCATGAGATACAGCAGGCCCTGCTGCCACAGGTCGTAGCTGATGCCTGCCTTGAGCGCTATCCGGTTGACTTGTGCGAACAGGCTGCCAGCGATGCCGGTCGGCTGCCTGAGATGCTGGGCGATGTCAGATAATCGACGCCCCGTCATCCACGGCCTCCTCCACGTCAGCATTCAGATCGAGCAAAGGATCCCCGCCAGTCTCCGACGCCAGCTCGCGGCACACGGCGATCAGCTGCCGGCTGATGGCAGGCAATGCGCTCGCCGGGGTGTCGATGTCGTACATCGCCGCCTGCAGACGGTCGCGGTTGGCGCGCAGCACATCCTCTATCGGGCTGTCCATGAGCCGTTCGAAATCCAATCGCTTCAAAGGCGCGTCATGCTTGGCACGGGGCTTTGCCTTGGTCTTGGCGGCGGGCTTCACGTCCTCGCTTCCATCCCCGTGCTTGCGCGCCAGATAGTTTGCGCGGTTGCGGCAATGCTTGGAGCAGTAGCGCTGCGCCTTGCCCCGTCCAGACGGGCGGAACTCCTTGCCGCACTGCTCGCACTTCACGATCGCCTCGATTCCAAGGATTCAGCGTTTGCCGCGTTTTCAGCCTTATCTCACCCGGGGAGAGAACGGCACTGCACCCGAGGTGGCTGCGGCAAGGCCGGGCGGGGTATACCTCCCACCTTTCAGCCTTTTTCAGCGCTCACCAATCGCTCGTCTCGAATGGCAATGAAGTCGATTTGATATCGCTTGCATGACCATTTGATTTAAGCTGACCGATCTGCGCTCGCGCCCACTCGACGCTATGGTTGGACCTGATGCGGTTGCACCAGCGATGCGCGAGGAAGCAGTTGGCGAAGTCCGTAGGGCTGCCGCCTCGGCTCACTGGAATCTTCTCATCCACCTCAGCGCTGCCCGGCAACCCGGCAGGCAGCGTTTTGTCCACCGGCTCTCCGCACAGCCAGCACACGTCATAGGCGGCCCTGACACGGGCCACCACCTGATCACGACGCCACCCATTGGACCGGCGTGTATTAGCTCTGCGCATCCTCGAACACTCTTGCGAATGCGTCCGCTGCCTGTTTGACTAGCTGTTCGAATCGTCCGGCGTCGAACATAGACATATAGCCGGGTTCCGGCGATGCGAGTGGTACCGGCACTGTGATATCTGCGATATTGGTTCTATGGTCATCTGTGAGATGCAGGTTGACTGTCGGCGTGCTCATTGATGGTCTCCTGCCGTGATTGGAGATACTGTGTGCATGTTGTTTTATCCAATGCAGGAAAGGAGGTGAACATGAAAAAGAAAGTCAGAGAACTAACATACGACGATCTCGGAAAGCATGTAATCGTATCAGAAGCGAACGGTGACAGGAACAGCGGCGAGCTGAAATCTATCAGCTATGCCACCGCATACACGACTGGAACGCTGAGCGTCGATAATGCAAATATCTTCGCTGATATCGATAGCGAAGTCGAGTTTACTGACTGAGCGCAATAGCTGACTGTGCCTGTCGAACAGCGCTCGTCAGATTCTCGATTCTGGCGGCAAGCGCTGCGACGTGCGATTCGAGCTGTTCGATTCGCACGTCTTCCTCATTCTGGCTCATGATCGTCTCCTGAAATGGTGATGCCAACGGGGGCAGCTGCGGAAAAAGGGCGTAGAACGCAGCCGGGAGTCCCGTTGGCAAGTATGTGATTGGGTCGTTGGCATCCATCTATGGAAATGACCAACTATATGAAGTATGGCGATTACAGTTGTCATATGCAAAAAACGATTACAGTGATACGTCGGGTTTCCGGGTATTATAAGTCTCCATAAATTCACTGAACTCATCTAGGTCATCCACGTCCATACGATACTTCTCGAGAAGCTTCAGTTTGTCGGACTCATTCCCTTTCGTGATTTCCTTTTCGTATTCAAGAGCCGCATTGGCAAGCGCTTGGGAGAGGTGAACGGGATCAACCGTGATCTGATATGTCAGATTACCGTCTTCCTCCATCGTCCCCACGCCATCAGCCGGATGCATCGCGGAATCGCGGGATATCCGAAGCCTGAACTCGACAGGATGATTGCAGTTCGGAATGATGTTATGTGTGCTTTCATGCAGAACCTTGCATCGCAGAAGGTAGCAGAAGTAGCCGTCGAGTGTTTTAGGACTGGTTAAAGCGCACTTCTGACCGACGTTCCATTCATAGTCGTGCACATAATGGTTGAACCAGTTCTGGTAGTGGGATAGCGTGCTTGGGTATTTCATGTATGGCTCTGTGACTTGTTTGCCGTCTTTTGTGAACACACGCACGCCATCCTGCGTTGGCCTTTTCGGCGGGTATTCGATTCGGCCGTACACGTCGGGAATCGTCAACGCCAAGGCCAGCGCCGGCAGCCAACAACCGTGCCCCACCGCGTCAAGCACCGATTCAGGGATCGACTGCATGCCTTTATTCGCAAAATAATTGGTCATGGCATCAAGCATAGCCAGCGCCGCGGCACCTACCTCGACATCGCCTTCCACACATCCCAAACACGGAACACCGGTTTGCCGTCTTGCTGCCCGACCGGCTGGATGACGCCACGGCTCTTCCATTGCGCTATTGTCTGCCGACGGATGTTAATGCCGTTGGCCTTGAGCAGTTTGGAAACTGCCGCGGCTGTGCCCTGCGCGTGGTCGTTGTCCGCCAGAGCGCAGGTCAATAAGTGCTGTTCTTGGACTTGCCGAACGTTGACTGGCTGGCCGCATTTGCAGCCGACCCATCGGCCCTTGATCTCGTCGTCGGTCAGCCATAGGTTGCGGCCGCATTGTGGGCACAGGCCGACCATGCGCCGGTCCTCTGGCGGGGTGAGCGTCATGACCGACTGGTGAGCGTACCGTCGGGCCACGTGCATGAGATGCGCGATATCCTTGCGCGACGCCAAGGCGGGGATCCGCTGCGATGCCGCCCTGAGCAGTGATTCGCTAGTCATGTGACGGTTGTAATTGAGATGCGATGCCCGGCCGAGCATGCCGGCGAACTCGTCGACATCATGCACAAGTTGGAATGCTCCCATGTTCAGCGGGATGGGCGCGACGCTCCTGGATCCTCCGCCGTGCTCGCGGCGCACGACCGTGCTGCGCCTGCTCGCCTCCTCGCGCAATGACGGAAGGCTGGAACGCAGGGTGTTCAGATCGGTCGCCAATCGCGTGGCGCATGGCTGGCACAATGGCTGGCCTGATGGGTTTCCGCAATTGCTGCACGTGTTCAAATTCCGCTCCATCCAGTAGACTGTTAGCCGACTGCTCAGGTCAGCGCACTGTCTTCGGATGGTGCGTTTTCGTTTCACTGGCCGTTGATGGCGGCCTGGACGCTCCACAACGGCTCGCCCAATAGCGTCGCGATGTACTCGGCCTCGTAGCCGAGCTCATGCCAATGCCGGATCATGTCGATTCTCGCCTGGCTCATCGCTCCTCCTGGAATATCTGGGGCAGGGTGCTGATCCGTTCGCCGATCGGCGCCGCATAGAGCGTGCTCATCCGTCCGGTGTCCATGATGGAGAGCAAGGGCAAGGGGAACAGTTCGTGGAATTCTGCGGCGCTGAGCGCGGCCAGGGATTGCACGAAGTCATCGCAGCTGCGATCGAAATCGTGTTCCGGGCCGAGACGGTAGATCGATGCGCGCGCCGCCTGAAACTCGGGATTCGGGAACTCGAGGCCTGATTCCGGGTCCACGTAGCGGATGAAATCGGCGTCGCGGAACGATTCGCTGCGCACCTCGAACCTCTTCCGGCCGCGAACTATCATGTCGTAGATATCGGGCCGGATCTTCGCGGTGATGACAGTGACGGGCTTCATGATTCCTCCTTGATGCTCTGGCGCAGGTTGAGCAGGTCTGCGGCGAGCAACGCGGCGTCCCTTTCGGCGAGCGCGAGCAGGTTCGACGTGTGGATGTCGTCGGTGCTGGTGTCGTCGCCTCTGGTGTCTTTGATTATTTCGAGGCCGTCTTGTATCTGGCCGATGCTGGTGCATAGGCTGGCGGCGAACGCTTCGCTTGGGGCTTGTTTGGTGTGCTGGATCATTTCGTGGCCGTTTCTTCTGGCTGGCTGAGGGTGGTATCGGTTGTGTCGTTGAGCCATGCGCGGATGCTCTGGTAGGTGGCGATGTCCCTGTCCAGGCAGCTGCCTGTCCTGTGGTCGGTGCGGGGTATGCCGTCGGTGATGTCTGTCATGTATTGCGGGTCTATGGAGTCGAGCAGGATGCGGATGGAGCTCAGGTCGAGCCGCCGGTGGTGGACCTGCGAGTACCGGTCGAGGTCCACGCCGTTGCGTTTGAGCCATGCGAGGTCGAAGTGCACGCTGCTGCCTGCCAGATACCATGTTTCCGGATCGCGTGGCCTGACGTCGTCGCCCATCCAGTCACGCAATGCTTCGATCGCCTGGTACTGGTCGTAGTCGGCGTCGCACGCGTCCGAGAGCAGGTTGTTGACCGCGTGCATCCGCAGGGCTGTCCTGTCGAATCTGATGCCGTCTCGCGGCTGGATGCACGTGTAGAACGAGTCTATGGTCTCGCCGTGCATGTCGGTCAATCGCAGTTCGATCTCCAATAGGCTGTCCTCCTCGAGGTCCAGCCCGGTGGTCTCCACATCCACCCACAACAGGTAGTCTTTGGCGATCTCGGTATCGGTCATGATGTCTCCTTTATCGGTTTTGAATTGGCTTATGAGAGTGCATAGGCATCGTGATGCGCCTTCGAGCGCGTCTTTTGCTGATGGCGTCAGCAGCGATGGTCCGTCCATGGTGATGGTCATTGCCTGTGCTCCTCGTACGGGTTGTGCATCTGCCTCTCGAGGATCTGGTAGCAGCTTTCCTCGTATCCGAGATGCTTCAATGCCGCGACCGCGCCTTCATGCCACGCATTGGCTTGCAGGCGGTTGAGCATGTCGTCGGTTGATTCGCTTTTCGTCTCGGCGGGGCCGTACGTGCCTGCCCGTGGCGTGGCTTGCTCATCTCTGTGTCTGGCGTCGGGCATGGGGTGCACGACGATGATGGTGTTGGCGTTCTCCCCTTCGGCCGGGGTGATGTCAATGACGGTTCTCATTGATTCTCCTTTATCGTTGTTGTTTCGTCTGCCGGCGTCCAGTGGCCCTCGTCGTCCAGGAGCACCCAGCCGTGGCGATGGTCCATGACGGGCATCTCGTCCGGGTAATTGGTCGAGCGCACCAGCCACCCGTTGCGATACGACTCAGACGGGTGCGCGTGCACCCAGCCATGGCAGCCCGTGGTCCCCGAGCCACACAGCAGTATCAGATTCGACGTGCCGTGCAGTCCGGGGAACGCATGCGAGCGCATGAGCCGGTGGTGGCGACTGAACGTGAGCGCCGAGTAAAGGCTTTTGCCGCACCGCACGCAGCAGCAGCCGTCCCGCTCATCCACGAGATTGCATGTTTTTCGTGTGGGCTGGCTCATAGGACGCCTGCCAATTCGCATACAGATACGACGGGAAGTGGCGCACATATACACCATGTTTGTGAATGAATTGTGACTTTACTAGATATATGGCGTTTTTCAACGCATTCACTACTAGATATTGTGGAATTTAAATTACATGAGTGTAATATGTGAGTTGATTTGCGCCGATGGATACCGAATGCCATCGGTCATGACACCAGAGAAAGGAGGTGAACATGGCCAACAACAAACCACAACCGCATAGCGCGATCACAGGTCAGATCGTGTCTCCGCACTACGCAGTGACCCATCCCAGCACGACGGTCTGGATAACACCTAGACCACACCGGCACTAGAGCTTCAAAGCCTAATGCCCCCGACGCCTGCCTTCCTTGCACGAAGGTGGGCGTCTTTTTCGTTCTGGCAGAATACATCATAATACGTTCCTCTTAGAAATCCATGCCTCGACGGAAGAACGCCGGTAAACGACGAGGTTGTAGCCAAGCCGCAACGGCTCGGGACCTTTACCCTGCTGCCTCCAACGGGCAAGCGTCTTGGCCGAGATCCGCAGCATGCGAGCCACCTCAACGGACTTGAGCAATTCATCACCAGATATCCGATATCCAGCAT